ATGTGGTGTGGAATTACCACGAAAATACTTGGATGATCGGTAGTATTGCCCGCACCACTGGGATTTCAAATGGCGTGTTTCAGAACCCGGTTCTGTTCGATCCGTCTGGTTATTTCTATGACCATGAGGTGGGTTACAACTACGATGGCGCCACTCTCTACGCTGAAGCCGGGCCGATTGAGTTGGGGAATGGCGATCAGATTATGGTCGCCAAACAGGTTGTCCCTGACGAGCGCAGCCAGGGTAGCGTGAGTGTGGAGTTTAAGACTCGGTTTGCTCCAGAAGGGGTAGAAACAACCTATGGGCCTTATACCATTTCGTCCCAATACACGGACGTTAGGTTCTCCGCCCGCCAGGTTTCCTTCCGGGTTGAGGCAGTGGAGTTGGGCGATTGGCGGGTGGGTAACTTCCGGCTCAATGCACAACCGGGGTCACGCCGTTGAGGTTGCCCCAGGCTCGCCCCACTTATTCTCAAGTTGACGATCAAACGGCGCGATCTTTGATTGAGCGCGCTGATGCGGAAAACCACAAGCGGAACCGCGATGTCGAAGTGTCCCCTGGTCGGCTGATCCTTCAGTCCCCGGATGGAACCCGATGGAGCATCGAGGTTTCTAATTCCGGGGTGATTTCGGCTTCGTCCCTATGACGCCGCTGGATGCTGAATTTGAGCGGTGTTCCGGCTGGCTCCAAGATGCCTTGGATTACGCCGGGAATACTCACGATCTGGCGGACGTTAAGGCTGGTGTAAAAGAGGGGCGGTTCACCTTCTGGCCCGCTCCGGAAGCCGCCATCGTCACCGAGATTGTCGAATATCCGAAGTTTTCTGTGCTTCATGCTTGGCTGGTTGGCGGGCGGTTGGAGCAAATAGTCGATATGATCCCATCATTGGTTGTTTATGGGCGGTCTTTTGGGTGTACTAAACTGACCGGCACCGGGCGCCCTGGGTGGGTTCGTGCTTTGAAAGCACAAGGATTTACAGGTATAATGACCACAGTTTCCAAGGAGATCACGCCATGAGTAAGGGCGGCGGAAAGCAGACCACAACGCAGACCCAGACTCAGAGTGTTGACCCTGAGTTCAAAGCCCGTGCCTTGGATGTTTATAGCCGGGCACAGACGGCGGCTGATCGGCCTTACCAAGCGTATACTGGCGAACTGGTGGCGGGCTTTACGCCACAGCAGCAGCAAGCCTTTGGGATGTTTGGCACTGCTGCCGGGGCTGGCCAGCCTGCCGTTTCGCAGGCCCAGGCGCTTGCCGGTCAGGTTGGTGCGGCGCAGCCTCAGACTGTTGCCGAAGCCATGCAGGCTTATCAGAACCCATACACCCAGCAGGTGATCGACACGGCGCTTGGCGATATTGAGCGTTCCCGTTTGATGGCGCAGGAGCAGAACGCCGCCCAGGCTGTCCGGGCCAAGGCTTTCGGTGGTTCCCGTCAGGGTGTGGTTGAAGCCGAAACCAACCGGGCGGCTTTGGAGCAAGCGGCCCGTACGGCGGCTGGCTTGCGCGCTTCTGGCTTCGAGACTGCCGCTGGCCTTGGCGCCCGTGATATTGCCGCTACCCAGCAGGCAGAAGCCCAGCGTCTTGCGGCGGCTGGAACGCTTGGCCAGCTTGGCGGCGCGGAACAGGCTATGGCGCTTCGTGGTGCCGAAGCCTTGTTTGGCGCTGGTGGTGCCCAGCAGCAGCTTGAACAGGCTCGATTGGAAGATGCCTATAAGCGGTTTGCCGAAGAACGGGGCTATCCGTTGGAACAACTCAATATCTTGCAGCAGGCGCTTGGGTTCTTCCCGAATCCGATTACGACAACGGGGACGACTACGCAGCGCCAGACGCTTGGGCCGATGGATATTATTAGCCGGATTGGCGGGACAGCGGCATCTGGTGCGCTTAGTTATGGTCTATTGAGTGGGCGCCGATAAGATGTTGCGGCCAGTATTAGATTTTTTTGGTGGTCTTCTTGGGTTTGGTGAGCAGCAATCATCAATTCCAGCGGAGTATTACGCTGCTGGCCCAATCGCACCAATGCCCCCTGATATGCAAGGACCTCCTATCCCACCGCCTCCTGGCGGGGTAACGGATCGTTTTGATGCTTTTTCGCGCTTTACTCCAGAACAACGACGCGCCCTGGGTATTGCGGCTATTGGGGATATGTTTGCAACCGCTGGCGGTCAAAAGGGCACAGGAATGCAGGGCCTGATTGGGGCATTCGACGCCCAAGAAGGTCGGGGGAAAATATCTGACCTGATGCCACAAATGCCCCAGCAATCACAGTTTGCTCAAGCCCCAGGCTTGCTCCCAATGCCCGCGCCCCAGGCGCCCCAAACACGTTCACCAATGGCGATGAATCTGCCCCGCCCTGTGGCGATTCGGGTGCCGTCTTTGCTTGGAAGGTGAGATTATGGCTGAAACATTTGGTGTGCGGCCTATACAAGACTTAAGTCGCGGTGAAATCGCGTCATATCTTGATATGCTCGAGGCGCAATCTGGCGGAATGCGTTCTTTGCGGTTTCAGCCGGGACAAACTTCTCCATATTCAAGAGAAGATTTGCAAAACCAGCTTAATGTTTTGACTGAAACGCAAAGGGTATTAGCCGCTGGTAACAGGCCATTCCTGGGCATGGAAAGCAATTTGCCTGGTTCTTTGATGACGCCGCCGCCAGAAGGGGGTTTTTCACCTGGGATGGGTCTTCCTCAGCCGCCCCCACAGCCGTTGCCTCCAGTTGAGGACCGGGCTGTCCGCCCGCTTCCACCGATCACCCAGCAACCTGAACCCCAACAGCAGCCAGCGGCTCTTTTGCCGGGGCCACAAGCAGCGGTAGCGGCGCCGGTCCAACAGGCGGCACAAGTCGCAGCCCAAGCGCAACAGCCCCAAGGTAGTGGGTTTTCTTTTGGCAGCGGCAATACACTTCTTGGGCTTGCGGCTTTATCTGATGCTTTTGCGATTTATGGTGGTCGCCAACCGACTTCATTGGCGCAAATTGCTCCTATCGCCATGCGCCGCGAGGCCACCCAATCCGCCATTCAAGAAATAAACCGCCGTTTGGGCGCTAGTAATCTAACGCCTGAACAGCGGGCTATTGTTGGTGGTGCCGCGCAACAAGCTGTTAGTGCGGCGCCAGCAGCCCAAGGCGAGGTGCCGGTATTGCGGGCTGCGCCAGGACAAGACCCCAATGAGGTGCGCGGGGTTCGCACGAATAATCCGCTTAATCTGTCTTTTGCCAATCAGCCAAACGCGATTGGCACGGATGGGCGCTTTGCTGTTTTCCAAACGCCGGAAGAAGGGGTGGCGGCTTCGGTTCGCCAACTTCAGCTTTATGGGCAGCGCGGCTTGAACACGATTGACCAAATCGTGAGCCGGTGGGCGCCGCCTTCCGAAAACAACACGCCTGCGTATATCCAGGCAGTTGCCCAGCGTGTTGGCGTCAGCCCAAATCAAGAAATTGATCTATCTGACCCGAATATCATGCGGCGCCTTGTTAATGCCATGTCGGTTCAGGAAGTTGGGCGTGTAATCCCTGAAGATGTTTTGCAGCGTGGTGTTGAACTTGGTTATCAACCGCCGCAACAGCGGCAGCAGGCTCAATTAACGCCAGAACAACGCGCTTTGGCTGCGCCTGGCGCTGCACCTCCTGGTGTCGCCGCGCCTGGGCTTACTTTGCGCCCGCGTGGTGTTGTTATGACGCCGGAATTGGCTTCTAGCCTGACTTCTCTAGCGCGCGAAGACCCGCAAGCGGCTTTGAGGATGTTGACACAACTTGATCTTCAAGCATCTCAGCAACGTGGAACTCGCACTCTTACGGCCACAGAAGCACAAGCATATTTTGCTGCCATTGGTTCTCCGCAACTTTATGATCCTAACAAAGCCTATGAAGTAAAAGCTGAAGGTGGGCTTGGTGTTGTTCCTGGCACACGGGAAAGCGAAGAACCAACGCGCCAGCAGCGCACAGCTCAAGAAAACACTTTACGTTCAGACTTTTTTGAGCGGGCGCCTGTGAAAGATTATCTTGCGTTGTCGTCGCAAGTTAGGGTTATTCGGGACGCGGCGACCCGAGAAGACCCAAGCCGTTATAACGACATCAATCTTGTTTATGCGTTCGCAAAAATGCTTGACCCTAATTCTGTTGTTCGTGAAACGGAATATGGGATGGTTATTGAAGCTGGCGGTATTCAACAACGAATTTACCGCTGGGGTAGTGTGATTAACGGCCAATCTGCCTTTAATGACGAAACTCGTCGGCAGATTTTGCGTGAAGCTAATGGGCGTTATTCTTCCGCGCGCGAAGCTTACGATGTCTTTGCAGACTCTTATCGTGATTTGGCGCGCAATGCTGGTGTTCGGCCAGAAATGGTTGTTCCACCGCTTCCGCGTTTCAACGTGCAAGAGCCTGCTGCTGGCCAACAAAATCAACCACGCTTAGCTGAAGATGCGCGACAAGGTGCGATTGATTACTTACGCAGCGAAATACAGAGTGGCCGTATGAACCGCCAGCAAGCAATCCAAGAAGCCCGTAATGCAGGCATTCCAAATGCTGAAAGGCTCTTCCAATGAGTGAATCGCTTGATGCTTTTATCGCTCGAGTAAGCGCCCAAAACACTCGCCGCCAACAAGCGGCGGGTGCGGTGTTGCCGGGTGGCGCTGCTGCCGCTTTGCAGGGGCTTACTTTTGGTGGTGGTGAAGAAGCCACCGCTGCCCTGCGTTCTTTGTTTGGCGGCACACCATACGAAACCGCCCTGGAACAAGAGCGCGCCAATCTTGCCCAGTACCGTGAGCAAAACCCGATTCGCGCCGGGGCTTTTGAAGTAGCGGGCGCCATTCCAACCGCTATTGCGGCTGGTCTTGCAGCGCCCGCCACTGGTGGCGCTTCTGCCGCTGCTGGTGCGGCCAATGTGGCCCGCGCCGCTGGTATGGGGGCGCGTATTGCCCAAGGCGCCCGTACGGGCGCCATAAGCGGCACGGCTACTGGCGCCCTTCAGGGCTTTGGCGAAGGCGAAGGTGGGCTTGGCGAACGCCTGTCCAGCGCAGCCGGTGGCGCGGCACTTGGTGGCGCTGCTGGCGGTGTTGTGGGTGGTGTGGCGCCGCTTGCTGTCGATCGGCTCCAGGCCGCTTATCGTGGGATCAGGGGTGGTGCGCCAGAGGCCGAAAGGCGTCTTGGTGGTATCGCGCCAGGAACAGCGGCAGCGGATATTGAAGCCGCCATCGCGGCCCGTCAGGCGGGCGTTCCAGGCCAGCCGGTGACACTGGCGGAGCGTCTTGGCGAGCAGGGCATGACTGCCGCTGAAGCCTTGGCACAAGCGCCGGGGGCTACACGCCAAACCGCCGCCGATCTGCTGCGCGCCCGGACTGCCGGTGCCGGGGAACGTGTTGACGCTGGTTTGCGGGCGGTCTTTGGCGATGTGGAAGATGCCTATGAGCGCAGCCTTGCACTTCGCGCCCAGCGCCAACAGGACGCGGTTCCGGCTTATCAGCGGGCATTTGCTTCTGCCCGCCCGGTGGCTGAAGGCGAGTTGAAAGACACCATTGAGCGCATCCCCACCCGTTACCGGATCAGGGCGGAGCGCCGTGCCAGGGAAGAAGCCCAGGCGGTTGGCGAAACGGTGAATTTCAGGGGCGCACCAACGGCCCGCGATCTTCATTACTTGAAGATGGGCTTGGATCAGGAAATTGATACCCTGTTCCGGGGCGGTGATGTCGGGGCGGCTAACCTTCTGAAGCCATTCCGTGAGCGGATTGTGGGAACCTTGGATGATATTACCAAGGTTGATGGGCGCAGCCTGTATCAAGAAGCCCGTGCGCTTTATGCCGAGCCTTCTGCTTTGCTCCGTGCCCAGAAACTTGGGCAGGATGTATTCTCGCCATCCATGCGTCCCCAGGATTTGCGTGACCGCTTGGCGAAGATGAACCCGGACGAATTGGCCGAGTTCTCGAATGGCTTGATGTCTAAAATCCGCGAGCAGATCAGCAAGGTAAAAGGTGAACGCAACATCGTTAATTCCTTCTTTGGCGATGCCCGCCAAAAGGAATTGATCCGCACCGCCTTGGAAGCGGTGGCAGGCAACAAGGACGCAGGCAAGCTGAAGTTTGAACTGCTGCGCCGTTTTCTTGAAACGGAAACCGGAATGCGGGGCTTTCAGTCTCAGGTGCTTGGCGGTTCCGCCACTGCCCGCCGGTTGCTGGGGCAGGAATTGGTGGGCGCTGGTGCTGGTGCTGGCGGCGGTCTTGGGATTGGCTATCTCGGCGGCTATGACCCCACCAGCGCAGCGGCACTTGGCGCGGCGGCGGGGACAGGCTTGCGCGCCCTTCGCACGGCGACAGGCGGTAGGGCACAGGACATTATGGGCCAGCGGTTGTTTGAGACTGACCCGATGGCGCAAATGAAAATCCTGACCCAAATGGCCCAAGCCCGGCAACGTGAATTAGCCAATCAACAGAGGTTGAACGTCACCATTCCGGCGGGCGCAGGCGCTCTTGCAGGACAGGTGCCCGGCATCCTTCAGTAAGGACCATTATGGCAGCTAAAAACGGAAGACGAATAATGGAGTTGCCTAAAATCACCCCGCTTGTGCAGTTTGCAACCGCCGCTTTTGCTTTGGCGGTTGGGGGTTATTCGGCTGGCGAAAAGTTTGGCTGGTTTAAGAATGAAATCATCATTTGGGCGCCAGAACACTTTAAAATTCAGCCTGCTAAGATTGGGCAACCTGTTACAGTAACTGTGGCGCGCATTAAACGGCGGGATGATTGTTCCGTGGAAGACTTTGATGTGACGGTGAGAGATAGCGCCAGTGTTATACACTCCGCCACACCAAGCATGACGCAATTTACGGGGCCAGCAGGGCCAGAGGTTGATACATTTACTTATTTATTGGACATATCCGATAAAGAAACGATAGCGGCTGGCAGGGCAACATTGCTTGCCACCATTAAATATAAATGCCCTGAAGGTGAAAGAACTGTAACCTACCCACGGCATCAAAACCTAACCTTTATGCTGGAGAAATAGTGTGGACCAACTCCTTAACCTTGTTCGCACGGTTGCCCCGAGTATCGCCACCGCTGTTGGCGGACCGCTGGCTGGTATGGCCACGCGCGCCATTTCTGAGGCTTTATTAGGTAAGCCGGATGGCACCGAAGACGAACTTGTACAAGCTGCCTCCAAAGCCACGCCAGAACAACTTCTGGCGCTGAAGCAGGCTGAACAAGAGTTCGCCGTTAAGATGCGGGAACTAGACATTGACCTGGAACGCATTGCCAATGCTGACCGGGATAGCGCGCGAAATCGTGAAATCGCCACCAAGGATTGGACGCCCCGTATCCTAGCGGGTTTGATAACCACCGGATACTTTGGCGCCTTGTTTTTTATGCTGAAGAATGGGCTTCCCACACATGGCGGGTCTGAGGCTATGTTGGTGATGCTTGGCACCCTGGGGACTGCCTGGGGCGGCGTGGTGGCTTATTATTTTGGGTCTTCTGCCGGTAGTAAAGAAAAGACCGAAGCGATGAATAGGATGGCACGGAAATGAAAGAAGCATTCCCACACGCCCTAAAGACAATCCTTCACCATGAAGGTGGTTGGGCTGACCACCCGAAAGACCCCGGCGGGGCAACCATGAAGGGTGTGACTCTGGCTGTTTATAGGGAGTATCTTGGCCGGGATGTGAGCAAGGAAGAACTGCGGAATATCCCCCAGGAACACCTGCTGAATCTGTATAAGACGCGCTATTGGGATAAGGCTAGGTGCGATGATCTCCCTGCCGGGGTCGATCTGGTAGTGTTCGATATGGCGGTAAACGGGGGTCCAGGCCGGGCGGCGAAGCTGCTTCAGATAGCTGTGGGGGCTACACCGGATGGTGCTATTGGGCCAAAGACGCTTGCCATGGTAAACGCAGAAGACCCGACTGAACTGGTGAAAAAGTTTTCGGATGAGCGCAGGGCTTTCTACAAAGCTCTCCCGATCTATGCTACATTCGGTAAGGGATGGCTTCGCCGTGTCGATGAAGTGGAAGCTGAAGCCATTAAAATGCAAGGATCAAAAGCATGAAACCGACTAAGGCTGACAAGAAGATTTCCAAAGTTTTCAGAGAATACAAGGCCGGCAAATTGCACTCTGGGTCCAAGAAAGGCCCGGTGGTGAAATCCGAAAAGCAGGCTCTCGCCATTGC